CAGTAGAAACAATTTTAAATTGTCCGCTGTAAATACTTTCTCTTATCGAAATATTATTGTTTAGTAAAACTTCATCATCAACAACTATCTCTTTATTTTCAGTTAAATTATCTGATATGTTAACTGGTGATAATTTATAGTATAAATTTTTTGGAGTATTTTCATCAATTTTCAAAGTTACTTTTGCATCGCCAGTAACACCAATCGTTCCAGTTCTTGTTACTTCAAAAGAGTTTGATAAACCACTGGTTTCATAAATTTCATTAAATTTTTGATCTTTATAAATGTCAAAGTAAAAGGCAGGATATGATGTAGCACTCTGTGTATAAGATAGAGATGAATCACTTAAATCAAAGATAGCATTGGATCCTTTATAAAATGCAAAAGGAGGATTGATAGGAGAAATCGTTCCATCTCCTGTTGAAGATATACCAACAAATTTTGGAAAATCTTGGGATAGTTGATATTTACTATCAACAAATTTTAATGTGTTTTTATCTATGACATAAACATAATACTCTTTATTATTATCTAAACCAATCGGATCATCAGATGTATGAATAACTTTTGTCCCTGTTATTAATTTGTGATCATCGATGTTTATTGAATCTCTTATACCACCAGTGGCTGCACCAGTGACAATTCCTGCAGCAACATAATCTAAAGGATTGAAAACTGCTTTACGACGAACTTTGTTATACTTAACTGTAATCGTTGTATTAATCCCAGTGTTTACATCTACAAATACAGTGTCATTATTAGTTAATCCATGAGTTCCTGTCCCAACCACAGTTACAACATTTCGAGTGATTGAACCAGATACTATATTTCTACCCTTCACTCTTAAACTGTGAATTGATCCAATACCAACATCTAAGAATTGTATTTCTTCAAATGTGGGAAGTGTTCCTGTTAATCCTAATCCAAATCTTACACCAGTTGATCCAATTCCAACTTTAACTGTTGATAACCCTATGAGATTGTCAGTCTTTCTAATTACAAATAAGGATGTGCCAATACCAACTGTTGAATCAACTGTAGGAGTTGCACTAAAGAATTTGACTTTTGGTGCTGTTTCAGATCCATTAACACCATTTAATTCATAGTTAACAACATCACCAGTTTTTAATCCATGTTGAGGTAGGAAAATTGACCCTCTAGGCACTACTCTAGTTGATGGCCCTGCACCCGGATTATTAATGGTGATTGTATTTCCTATCCCGGTTTCATTCGCTGGATTAGCGTGTGACGTTCCAATTGAATTTGATGGATTAAAGTATATTTCTCTATCTTCACTCTGAGGAAAACTTGTTTCAATTCCGGAGGAAAAATTAAATACTCTAGGAATTTCTTCAAGAATAGTTGATTGAGTATGAGATACTCCGACTGCTTCAACTGGTCTTAATACTCTAATTCGAGAGCTGAGTGTGTCAACCTCTAATACTTTTACAGTTTCTGTTGAAAGACCTACTTTAAATCTATCGTTTGGTCTAATACCCTCTATATTACCTTCAACATTAAAAAATGTAACTATGCCTGTTGCGCCAGCTGTACCGATTCCTTGTGATAAAATAAGTCTTGTAGAACTTATTCCAATTTTATAAGATCCAACTAATTCTGATCTCGTTGTTGATAGTCCTCCAACATTTACAGTAACTTTATTTTGAAGATTAAGTGATGTGGATGCTATGCCAACGAATATATTTCCAGAATCTGTGTAAAACTTTATTCCTGAAATAGTCTCTTTAGATACACTAATACCTGAGATTGATCCTTTTAACTTAGTAACTTTTGCCTGTGCACCGGAAGAATTTGAAACATTTTGATCAAAGATCACTCGGTCATTTACTTTATAGTTAATACCACCAGATGTTATTCCAACAGAATTGACTCCACCTTTTGTAACAAAATCAATGTTAGAATCTTGCTTTACAAATTTATACGATTCTGTTAAGTAATCATATCCACTGAAATCCTTATTCATCGCGAGTGAATATGAATTCCTTATTGCATTTGATTTGCTAATATCAAAATCGGTTTGATTAGAAACTCGACTAAAGTTAAATTTATTAGGGCGTGAGTTATATTTATTACCTATTAAGTAAGGGAATAATGGTTTTTTAAAATTTTTAAATACTCCATCTGAAGCTGATGTAGAATCAAAAGTAGCAAAGTAAGCGTATGTGCCATTCGGATATTCTGGAGTGATACAGAATCTTCCATTATTTTCATCAAGGACAGAATCATCGTTTGATGTTTTGAAAGTAAAATCTTCTACGAAAAATTCTGGTGGAAATGCGCTGACTGGAGGCCTATTATCTTTCTTACTTGCCTCCTCAACATATCCAGATTTAATTTGAACTACATCACCACCATCTCTTCTTGAATATCCGTATGGCCCATATATTGGATTTCCATCATATGCCCATCCCAAAATAGGAGAATGTTGATCGCTGTTACTTTCAACTCCGTTAATTATTGATAAATCTTTTTTACCAAAAAGGGTATTTCCATCTGCATCGTTTGCATATGATATTTTTCTTAAATTTCTTGGCGCATATGCATATGAACATTGAAGTCCAAATGAACGATTTGTTGGTGTGCTTATGAAGACATCATCATCATTTAAATTTGATAAATTTTTTCTAAGTTGATTGACTCTCCATTTTTGTAGATTTGGATTAAAACCTGCACCTTTGCCAGATGCGTCAACTCTTACGCTTGTTGACGTTACACCATATCCAATACCACCACTTTCAATATTAACTGATGTTATATTTCCTGAAGAGTTAATTTGAGGAGTGAGTTTTGCATCTGAACCCACACCTAACACCACTAAATCTGGTGGTGAATTATAATCAGTTCCACCATAACTTACACTTACATCAACGATTCTACCGTTTGCCACTACTGGTGTGATAACAGCGTCTCTTCCTGTGTTTAAATTAATTTCAGGAACCCTATTAAAATTAAGTATTTCAGACGCACCATAACCAACACCAGTGTTTGTCAATTGTAATGATGTTATTTCACCTCTAAAAATAGGCTGAACAGATGCCTTGAATGTATTACCCGATATTGACGATATTCCAACTCTACCAATCACCTCTACGGATATTGGTGGATAATTAAATGTGTGAGTTCCAACTCCAACATTTCTTAATTCATTAAATTGATTTGTTTTAAAATAAAAATCACTTACTGTTGTTCCAACTCCAACAGCAGCTAATTTAAATTGATCTTCATTTATGACTGAAACATAGTATTCTTTATCAGTTGATAGTCCATCAATTGCTGTTCCGTTTACTGAATACTTTACAATTTCGCCTGTTTTATAATCATGATTTTTTATATTAATAACACTCAAGGAAGTGCTTATGCCAGTTGTCCCACATGATCTCGCTTTGTTCTCATAACCTGATCCTTCTTCTAAAATAACGATAGAACTTACAATAGCTTTTCCATTTAAAGATTTAAATGATTGAACACCACTTCCAAAATCTGTAAACGATATCGCATTTACTCCTGCAATTGCCTCATCATAACTTTTATGTAATTGAACAGTATATTCTGATACTGAAGACACATAATAAGTTGCCTGTGTCGCTAACCCTACAATAGGAATACTTCCCAGAGGGTCGTATACGACCCTCTCACCGGGTCTAAATCGATGATAGGTAGTAAATCCTATTGAAGACGTATTTATTCCTGCAGCATCTAATTTTACAGTTCCAAGACCAACACCATCACCATTTATGATCAATTCATGTGGCACATTATTTAATTTTGCTGCAGCGTTTGCACCTGTACCATTTCCACCAGTAATTTTTATAATTGGTTCTTCAACATAATCAAAACCAGAGTCTAATATTCTTATCTCTTGAAGGGAACCTCTAATGGCAGCCTTTGCAGTCGCTCCACTTCCAACAGCATCATTTATAGCAACGACTGGTGGATTAATTACGTCAAACCCTTCCCCACCTTTTATTACGTCTATAGATTCTAAAATTCCAAAGTATACAAAGTCTTTTGATTTGTAATTTAATATCTCTACACCATCAACTAATATTCCTGTATATCCAGGCTTTGTTTCAATTTTTTCTGAGTCATTTACTGGTTTCGATACCTCACGAACTAATTTTTGAGGTTCAATTACTTTTTCATGAAATTCATACTTTTCAATATCATTTGATGAAATTGTAACAGTATCAACTCCACCATCAGGATTAACTTTAGCAAATATTCCACTGTAAATATCTGATTGACTCTTTGCAAATTTGACTATGTTTGCATCTATTCTTTTTACATAATATAAACCTTCAGCAAATAATCGACTAATAATATACTCTTGTCTTATTGTTTTACCTTCCGAATCAATCGTGCTTACCTCACCTTTTTGAGGTGTATAATACACAGCGTCTCCAGTAAAATAATTATGGTCAACTTGATCGGATATTTTTATTTCTTCGTCATTACGATTATAAGTGCCACCAAAAGTTAATTTTTGAGTTTTAGGATTTAACTTAGAATTACCATTAAAAGGTAATGATGATGATGTAACATAAACTTTATTTTGACCTTCAATTGGATTAATTGTATTATGAAAAAATGGAACATGTCTATCACCAACCATCAAAGTTCCTTTTGTAGGATGTTCATGATATGGGCCATAATATGGAATTCCATTTACTAATCCACCATCAGGTTTAATGTAAATGTTTTGAATATTTGCAGTAAATTTGTTTAAATCTGAGTGTATGTCTGAATCAACTTTTGAAATTCTTCTACTTACTTTTGTTACTTTTGTTGGGTCTGTTATTCCAGTTCCTGTTATTAAACATGTATTTTTATCAAAAACATCTGTAACAACGTATATTTTATTTGATGCTGGCTCAAAAGAAGAGGTAATTTTATCACCCCATTGTGTCCCCTCTGCTAATGTTTCATGAGTTGTAATTTTATCACCAATACGGAGAATATTGACATCTTGAGTAACTAATTTGTATGTGTTATTTACAGAATCAACAATTTCTAAAGATTTTACAACATAACTTTGAGATGTGTTAAATAACCAATTATTTTCTTTGACATTATTTCCTATTTTACCCAAATTCTTGATTTTTATCTTTGACCCTATTGATTGGTTGTTAACGTTTGGTGGAATAATAAAGTTATTAAGAACTCCACGTATTTTTACTCTAATACCTCGATCATTAGAACCATCTGATGCATAAGCAAAGGTATTTTGATCAATTGCAGTGTTATCAGCTATTGATGTTATAATCCCTGTTGTGTTGATGCCTAAAAACTGATTTATTGTTTTATCCGAATATGTACAAATCCCAGATGCACCATTTTCATATAAAAATGATAAAGTTCCCGAATTAGGAAATCCTAATGTGGAATCAACATCAATAAATGTTTGAGCGACACCAACTTGTCCGATTATTTTTGTTTTAGCATGATTTGAGAATTCACCATAAATTAAATTTGTCGATCCACCTGTGGTTGGTGATGTATCAAGACTTAATTTAAAATATTCCTCAGTTGCGATTCCAACAGAGATTTTTTCGACAAATGCGACTGGTGCATATGCTTTTGATATATTTTCAAAATCGTCTTGATACAAAGTTCGATTTATAAGTTGCTCTGGATCACCAAAAACTGATTCTACTATAATATCTCTTGATTTTATGTAATTTGCGTTAGAAGGTGATATTACATTATCAATTGGACGAATTATATCTACTTTTTCCCCATATAAAGCTCCAAATAATATGTTAAATGATTGATCAGTACCTCTCGTAGAATAAAAATCCTTTGATTGACGAATAAATTGTGGTTTATTAATTTTTTCGTTTAAATCTTTTTGAAAACCGTATAAAAATTGATTTTTTGTCTTTTTTAGAAATTCGTCAAGAAATAAAACACTTAAATTTTCTACTCTAGTGTTATTTTCATGATTTTGAGC